ATCAGACCAAAGGCAGAGCCAAAGTTAGCCGCTGACTGCATAGCTGCTGCCTGCATAGGCGTGAATGCTGCAACGTCTGGACCGTAGTAAGGTGTGTAGCCGATTTGGCTGATCTCTTTGCCCTGAGCGATGTTGGCTCGAGAGGCATCCTCAATATACTTTGGTATCTCTACCTGTGTTGTTTGGCTGCCGCCTTTTCCACCTGACATATCAAATTTCCTTGCTCAGTGTTAGTAGTGTCGGCTCCCACCCAAACGGTGCCAGAGCCTTCTTCCATCCCATCCTGCCTGCCAGTGTCAGTGCAGTGCAGCCTTGTGCTTTTGCCCACCGAATGACATCGTCGTGCATGTCGGTGATCTGGTCTAGCTCTCCTCCTGCGAGGAAAATATGTAACACTCGCTTTTTTGGATATACCGCTAGCTCCGTGACAATACATCCGCGCTCGGCGGGCCATAGCTGCATATTGCCTGACAGTATACCATCAAATACGTCCTGTAGGTCGTGAGTGCCGCCTCCATAGGCTAGTGCGTCCTCGATCCACTTAGAGCACCTCATAAACTCGTCTACGATGACACCACCTCCAATAAAGATAGTGTTACCGATGGTGACGCAGGAGCAAATGCTGTAGCAGTAGTTCCGTGTAGATCTGCATTTAGATCATCTGTAGCAAACATCGCCTGCAAGTAATCACCGGCAGTGACAGAGAATATAGCTGACCGGCAGATAGTCTTGCGCTGATTGTTGTTGTGCAGCGTGTCTACCATTGTCGTATTAGGTGCGTCTGAGCCGTTGATGCGTGGCCAGAAATAGAACATCTTGGTACTAGCTGACTCTGAGTGCATCTCAGCAGTGAACGTGATGTGAAACACGCCAGACTTCGTGAAGTTGATCTTCGATGCGTCAGTGCCGTCGATAGAGATGCCGTTCGCAGACACCGTAGTGTTCCAAGTTATCGCTGTGGCCGTGTCTACAGTTGTAGCTGCCTGAATGGTCGTATCAACAAGGTAAGCGTAATGAACCTGCCCGCCACCTAGAGCAAGAGGCCACCACGCTAGGTCTTTAGACACAACCGGGTATTTACCGTCACGCTCCCACATAAGCAAGCCGTCCTCTGTGGCTCGCTCATCGTCACCCTTGTGGCCTAGCAGGTTCCTGGTGCGCTTTAGGTGTTGCAGTAGGCGATTAGCCCACGTCTGCCAAGCGCCACCAGAGGGCTGTGGAAGCTGTTCACTCAACGCCTGCCTCCCGCCACTATATCTAGACGATTGATGCCTACACGCCAATCTGAGAGCACCTCGCCCTCTACACGGATGCGTATCTGCCTACCAGTAAATCGCAGGCTAGTAGGTGATGACATTGAATAGGGTCCGTACTCTCTCTCGACATCGTTCGGATAGAACCTAGTCTTGAAGGTAGCAGACACGTCACCGGCAGTGCGCTCGTCTGGGATCATCTCAACCACAGAGGCTATCTGATCACCAGTGCCAATCATGATAGGACCGCTTTCAGCGAAAGGCTTAAGGCTGCCGTATGAGAGACCGACCTCGTGCTCGTATATCTTATTGTCGTCTGCGTCTGCCCAGATTGGATGACGGAATGCGCCGTGATCAACGCCAGAGGTTCTAGCTAGCGATCCTATAGACCATGTGCCTTCTACAAAGTTGTAGACCACATAGCGATCACACTCGTTAGATGCGCCAGACGGATAGAACCACCAGATCTCTCCGTAGCGAGAGTTGGTCACTGCGAATGCCTTAGACTGCTGCGATACGTTTATATCAGAGAAAACGTAGTCAGAGACATCAGACTTAACCTTGACCACTGAGCCGCCTGAGTAACTAAAGAATGCTCTGCGACCCATCCAGATGGCACCAAGGTCAGTTGTAGCAACGGCCTTCTGAGAGATAATTCCGCATGAGGTTCCAACGCGCTCTATACCATAAACGTAAGGAGGACCCTGGTAGGTTGCGACGTGTGCATCGATATTAGTCAGAATAAGAGACTGACCACGAACCCGAATGCCGCACATGATCTCACCGGCAGTCTGTAACTCTAAATCACCCGCCTCGTTGGTAGCAGATGGGGTCCAAGTGGTGTTGTCTTCCTTGTCGGACCACTTCACTAAGCGAGGATTGCCACCGGCACCAAGAGCGAACAAGAACCGCTCCTCTGTAACCATCAGTGCGATATTATTTATAGGTGCATTAGTCACTACCGCAGCGGGTGTACCAGAGTTTAACTGCCACTCGTAGATCTTGCCGTCGTCTCGTGTGCAACCAACAAGGTACTCGCCCCAGTTGTCTAGCGACCAGGTAGTAGCAGGTAGTATAGTTTGGCTATCTAAACGCTCTGTGCCGTATGTGTTGTATCCGTAAGAGGCAGCACCATATCCAGTATTTACAGACGCACTTTCCCTACCAGAAGTAAACCCGGCAGGCGTGATGTCGTAGCGAGTGCCGCCTTGGCTCCAGACGTAGAGAGAGCTATATGACCCACCGGCAATGTAGCGGCTGTTAGAGTTGTCCTTCCACGTCAACATGCCACGAATAGAGTTATCCGCAGCGTTGTCGCTCTTTAGACGCCATCCACCAACAGGACGCATGGTTCCGTCAATCCACCGAACAAGGTTAGCATCTCGCCACCTGTTCGATGATTGAAGATCCGTGCCATTGCGGTAGATGCCCGCCGGTATATCTAAAGGCGTCAGCGCCATGTTTACACCCTTTGATGTTGTTATGCCGCAGCGTTTTTAACCGCTGACTGCCAAAGCTCGAAATCCTTAGCGTACATTTCATGAATACGAGCTGTATTGCTATCACTTAACATTTGCAGGTAGTCGCTAGACTTATTATCCCTGTAATGCCACGAGCCTCTGAAGCTGCCTCCTAGTTGAAGGATAAAACCTTCTACTCTCGCCCTTAAGTCTTCTGTCGGCCATAATATGGTATCACTTGCAACGTACTCATATTGAGGGACAGACAAAATATGGGTTGAGGCTAAAACCTCTTCAATACTGCGATTAAGAAGATCCTCGTTTATATCCTTTTTTGCGATACGCATAACAGCCGCAGATACTGCTCTATCAATAGGGTTCCTTACACAAGCTATAGACTTATAGTCTTTCATCTCTGGATAGTCAGAGATAATATCCTTGTGCTTGACGTGACTCCTGCTTAAAAATGAAGATCTCTTGATAAGCAGCAGTGTTTCGTCCCTTTCAGGAGATAGCTGACTCACTATGCTTTTAACTTTCTTAGCAGGCTTTCTACCACAGATGCTGTCATCGTCTATCAGACCAGAATCTAGCAAGTAAAGCGCACAGCTTGTAGAGCCGGTCTTAGGAACCCTGATATAAAAAAATTTGTGCTCTCTACTGGCTAGCACGACTTGGCCAAGATATAGACAATGGAAATCCAACCTGGTCAGTTAAATCTCTTAGCTGCTGTCTATATACCGCCCAAGACTGCTTCTCTGACTCAGTTAGCTGAGCATCTAGAAGTTGAGTCCAATCACTTTCCGCAAGAAGCTCATTACGACGTATTCTGTGCATAGTCGAAGCCTCAGCTATATATTTATCTTTTTCTTCTTGGCTCTTCTCAACAATCGAAAACTCAATTACCCACTTGCCAGACTTTAGCACTGGATAGCTTGCTCCAATCGAAGAGTGAGTAGCAATATCAAACTCGCCCGGTTCTTCAAAATCTACACGATATACACCATGAGATTCTAAAAGCTCATCCGTTGTGTGAACAGGGAAAGAGACTGTTGGGTTGTCTTGCTTTAATTTTCTCAACGAGTAAGGGTACTCCACAATCTCGTTGTTTTTTACTAATACATACATTGTATTTATCCTTAATCGATTACTGTTGCGGATGATGTTGCGCCAGACGAGCTTGCTGTTATGCTCTCACTGAATTTACCTATTGTTGGCGTCTGTCGATCATAAAAACCGGTAGCGCCTGCGGAAGATGAGTATACAGTTGGGTTAAAGGAAGCAAGAGAAATCTGTAAGTTCCCATATGTCCCAAGGTAATTATTCAAATCCAACGGAGCCTTAACTATATAGCCTGGGCGAGTAGTTGATTCTGGTGGATATTGTAGCGACAGAAGCAAAAACTCAGTATCACCTATAGTTTCGACTTTAACCTCTGACAAGCCTTCCGCGCTTTGATATGTTGTTTGGGTATTATCTAAGTACAGAGTCCACTCAATTTGATTTAGAGTGTTAAACTTTATTAGATACATCTCACGAGTAAGTATGTATGCGTTACCTTCAGAATCAAATGCAGCGGACATTGGATAACCGCCTATTGATGACGGATCAAAAATATAATACACGTTTGGGGTGTATACGCCCGCCGTATTGCCTCTAAAAACCCAACACTGATTGCTTACGCCTGTAACAGCAGACATCTTATCGTTAGCGTCTATTCCTATCCCTAGGTTTTTCATGTTTGCGCTACTAGGGTAAAGAGCGCCGATAAATGAAGGGGTTGCTCCATTGTAATATGTAGCAAATCCATGCATTGTAGAAGCAGTATCTGTCCATGTGACGGCGAATTTCTGGTTATTTCCTTTCGCTACTTGTGCCCATCTAGATCCGTAACCCTCCAAATTTGGTGAGCCTTGAATACCTTGATACGAATCTATATTCAGCGTACTGGTATTCCAAGTTAAAGCTACAAATCTTGGTTGATAAACAGTATAGCCGTAGTCTTCGCTTGAATAACCACCACCAACAAAAACAAGCCTATCATCAGCGGTTTCTTCGTCAGCACACAAAAAATGACTGTGTGCGACAGTGTTTTGAAAACCTAAGATTCCATATAGACTAAAACCTCTCGAGGTGTAAGTTGTATCTGAAGCCGATTCTCTTTCTAGAATCCTTGCATTGTAATAAGTCGATTGATTAGCAATATAGGTCTTTCCACCAACGCACTCTATGGATGCTTGATACCCAGAGCTACCAACCGATGCCATAGCTGTGGTTTTGGCGCTTTGATAGCCGCCATCGTAATCTAGCTCAATATATCCTTGATCAGCACTGGACTGAGTGCTAGTTCTTACAATTATTGTCTCGTCAGCCTCATTTACCGCTGCTCGATAGCTATTCTCTAAGTTGGGTGACGTAGTTACCCTTGCGACCCAATAAGAGACACTTGCAGCACCAGATCCTGCCGAGGCAATAAGGCTTCTAGAAAGGATAGTCATTAGACATAGCTCCCAACATAGGCTCCATATAAAGTAGTAGAGACTTTCCAGAACACCAGTGTATCCTTCGCAGTCAATGTGGGTGCTACGTTTCCACCAGAAGTCACCCAAGTCATTGTAGGCCACGTTACTGTGTAACTAGCACCTGCTTCGAGCTGTAGCACGATTGCGTCACCAGAGCTTAGAGAGTCTGTGAAGGTCGTGTTAGCCGAGAGAGTCTTGGTCTGTACTGCGCCGTTGGTAGCGTCAAAGGCTGTGCCTGACAAAGCGTATACAGTGTCTCGGATTGTCTTGTTCGTGAAGGTGTCAGTGCTAGTTGCTGTAACCAGAGCTGTGACTCCGTCCAACAGGTTTAGCTCTGTAGCGTCAGCAGTTAGACCGTCCAGAAGGTTGATCTCTGCCGCTGTAGTTGTTACCGCAGTACCGGCAATAGTCAGAGTAGACAGGTTGGGCGCAATGGCCGTGGTGCCGTCTAAAAGATCATCGATCAAATCTAGGTCAGTATTGAGCTTAGTACCCCAGGTGTCGTCAGATGCACCGACCTCGGGTTTAGTTAAGCCATAGGTTGTGGTGGTTGTATCAGCCATCGTTAGTCACCTCGGTAATCAGATTCCGTCCACGTTTCGGACGCATTAATTTGCTCTATCCATTTGTACCTAGCGAACGTACCAACATCTGTGTCGGACGTATCACTGGCAGCGAATGGCCTAATTCTAACATAGTTTATAGCCACCGATGACGCAGCGGCTGTAGCAGCAGCACCGACGATAGCTAGGAATGCCTGAGCGGAGCCTGTGGCAACGCTACTGTCTGAGATATCACCTAGCCTTACCCTGACACCAATCATCGATGTAGAGGCTGCTGAGGCGTCTGCTACTACTGCATTCTTTATGCGCTCATAGTCAGCCTGGGTAACACTTGAGGTCACAGAGACAGCAGATGCGCCTTCCCAGATCTCTGGATAACCGTAGCGAGCCTCGCTATAAGGTCCTGTGCCGTAGCCTACCCGGCGCTTTACTAATCTAGGATCACTCGCACCAGAGGTTACATTGACCGATACGGTTGCTAGCTTGGTGTACGCGCCAGACACGGTAACAGAGGCTGCCGAGCTGTCTGCTACGGATGCCTCATATACCTGCGGATAGCCATACCTTGCTACGTTGTATGGACCAGTGCCGTAACCGGCTCTAAGCGCCATTAGTCTAGAGTAATGTCCAGATCACCGGCAGGGATGCGGAAAACGTCCCCTGTGGCGATAGCCTTGGCAGTCGTGAGGACCGCATGGACCAACATAGTGCCGCCGCTAGAGGCAGTGAATACGCCAATGTGGCTCACTGTACCCCAATCCGCAGTCGCAGCAGGAAACTCTACCGCACCGCTGTTGCTAGCCGTGTCACCTGTAACAGTGAAGGTAGCCGCTGTGCGAGCGTATGAGCCGCCTGAGACCTCTGTACCGGCAGCGCCAGTGTCAGTGGGGTCCGATGTAAACAGGCCGATGTACCACGCTGTAGGGCGTGTCACTGCGTCTGTTGTTAAGCCCCACGAGAGGACATCTGTTTCAAATGCGTTAGTAAAGCTCATCTAATAGCTCCTGATCTTGAGTCGTAGTCCAGAGCCGCCTGACTTGGCTTTATTGCTCTGCAAATTAGTTCCTGCTACAGCGCCAGAGTATAACATACTCCAGACAGCCATTCGGGCGTCATCCTTCAGGTATGGTGCAGACTGCGTAAGCGCCCCATACAGGTAGGCATCTGGTGACATCTCTAGCAGCCAGTTAGAGGCGTTAGAGTCTGATAGTGGCTCTAGCTCTGCGTAGTACAGTAGCTCGCCGCTGTAGGTAGTGTCTGGCGTAGGGAAGACCTCAATGGCCTCGCCTGACATAGCGTAGTATCTAGGCTTGCCCTGAGCGTCGTTTGTTTCCATGCGGAATTGCAGCATGTCGTCTAGGCTAATGAGTTCTAGCCGGGTAGATCTGCCGTCATCAAGGTGAAAGCGAACAGGCTCGAGGAAGTCTGCCGGTAGCTGCGAGTACCTGGTGTCTATCTGACCTTCGGACCTCTTCTGCATCTTGTAGTGACGCACCTCACGCTCCATCTGAGCCTCTGCCAGAGAGATAAACGTGGGGATGACAGCCGTCAGGTCGTCCCGGTTGAGGAAGTCAGCTATTGTAGACTTCAGCTCTGTGTAAGTTGTGATTGCCATTGTTGTGTCCTGTTTACATCATCACGTCGAATATAGACTGCGGATTGTACACCTTGGTCTTTGGCGTAGATGACAGATCAAGAAGGCCTCTGACAGCATCGCGTATGAATGATGGCGCTGCTAGTTCTCTTTCCCCTGTCTCAATATCTCTGCGGAACGGTAAAATATCACCGTACTCGTAGCCGGGTTCTGGTCTTGGGTCCATGCCTATAGCTCGCATTCTAGCATCAACCTCTTGGTTGTGACGTGCTGCCGCTTGACCTTGGAAGTAATCCATAGGATCGCCTGCTCCTTGGCTATCTGCTGCGACCATTGCAGCCATAAGTCCTGCCTCTGGGCGACTGTACAAGGTCTTACCTGTTTCAAGGTAGGTTCGTATGTTGTCTAGCCATTTCTGGTTAGTAGGCTGCGCCACACCCTTTCCTCGAATGTTGCCGGCAACAATAGCCTGCTCGTTTGTGAAAGGCCTCGGAGGGTTATCAGACTTAGGCTTTGTCATCTCTCTGCGTAACATATTGTATGCGTCTGGGAACATGACGTTAAACGGTACACTCTTCTCTAACCCACCAAAATAATCACCTGGCATACCTGTGTCATAAGACTTATGCGTGTCTATTGCCCTTACTGATTCGTCTAGCCTGGGTGAGTACATTGATATACCAGAAGCGCCATAAGGCGTGTTAGCTAGCTCTGGCGAGTTAACAGCCTCAATGGTCTCTCTGTAGACCGGGAAGCCCTTATCTCTATACTTAGCCTTACCCATGATCCTCGAGAAGGCTGTACGCATTTTGCCTAGACCCTGACCTGCGAAATCGCCAGTGCCCATGAGCTGATCCATTGCTTGAGGTGAATCAAGACCAACCCATTGAGGATAAGAGCCTCTAAGCTCCTCATCAAACACAGCCTTGTCCTGCTTACTCAATGGTAGTTGTCGAGCCTGAGTCATTAACGATTCTGCGGGAGGAGTGCTGAAATTAGTTGAATCAGACTCCATACGGTTATAAACGGCGAGAGGCTCCTGCTTAGCGTCATCTGCCATTTTGATCAATCTATTGTGAGCACCCCTAGCTACTCCTAAGTTGGAAGCCCAACCAAGTCCTTGATCTACATTCTGTTGGCTGAACTTGTAGCCGCCTTGTACTGGAATCTCGCCTACATCTTGACCGCCAACCATGCGTAGTATGCCGACATTGGAGGGGTCGCCACGGTTAGGAACCAGTATCCTGCCCATCATGTCCTCTGGCTCAATGATCGTGCGAGGACCTAGATCAGTCTCCTCGAAGTCAGTGCGGTACTGGTTCTGAGCAGCATTCATCTCTCGCTGAGCTACAGCAGGATTCTCTAATGTTTTCTTGTACTTGGTTTCTGCTGACTTGACAGCGGATGGGTTGCCGGCAGACTCAGGCTTAAGGAATCCAGTAGATACAAGCCTATCAGTCAGCGTCATTCCTGCGCTTTCCAAAGAGTCTGTGATGTTAGCTAGTAGTCCTGCGACTATTTTTGCCTTGCCTGCCATGTGATGTCCTCATGTACCGATGCCATGAGTATAACACAGACTAAGCAATCCCTCGGATGTTGCGACGGATAGGACCGCCCCAGACGTGTGTAGGTTTGTAACCCACTGCTAGATAACGGAATGAGTCAGATGCGTGAGAGGTCCAGTCGTGTAGAGGTCTTCCACGCCATGCCTTACCGTTCTCATCCCAATCCCTGCGGTACTGCCTTAGAGCGTCAATGCCACGCTCGCAGCGTTCCTCATCGAACCAACACTGCGGGATCATTGAGCGCACCTGCTGTATGCCGTCCTCGATGCTGAGCATAGGGGCGACTATGACGTTGTTTAGACCTAGAGACTGCAATACCTCTAGCCTAGACTTGCCGGTGCCTAGCTCCTTGACCCGGACATCGTGCGGCAGGATGTGCTGATCGTAGGTGTAGCCTTTACCCTGGAGCATCTGCACATAGTGGTCTAGAGCGCAGCCAGAGTTCTCGTAGTAGTCAATGATGCGGATCTCTTTGCCGATGTACTGAGCGAACCAGATCGCCGTTGTATCAGCCATACCAAGGTCCCAAGAAGTCACCACCGCAGCAGACTTATCATAGGGCACAGCGCAGATCTTGCCGTCAGTCTTGGCCTGTAGCATCTCTATGGCGTAGTAGCTGCCCTCAACGTGTATACGGAAGTCACCCTCCCAGACGTGCTGATAGATGTCTGGCCGCTTCTCTAGGTCCTCTAGTCTTGCCTGCTCTAGAACGTCAGGGAACCAGGGATTGTCTGACCACTGGATCTCAGCGATCTTGGCGTCATTAGGCGGGTCTTCACGGAATCGCTTGTGCGTTGCTGAGTTCTTGCTCTCCGGGTTCCACGTCACCCAGATCTCTGAGTCGTGCTCTCGGACTGACGGTATGAGCTTCTGCCACGCTGTCTCGCTGACACTCTCTGCCTCATCCACCCAGGCTAACAGTAGGCGTGACTTAGATTTAAGGGAGTCTACGTTAGTGCGGAGACCGGCGAATGCGTAGCTGATCCTGCCGTCCTTGCTGCGGATGTACCGCTCACCTACCTCGTAGTAGTCAGACAGGAACTGCACGGACCCTATGGCTGCTTTGATCTCCTCGAGAGAGGATTCGCTGAGAGAGTTGAGATGCTCACGACCACAGAGGATGATGCCTTCCCTGCCCGCCTTGCCTTCCTGGTATCCACGCAGTGCAGTCATTAAAGCGAAAGTTCGAGTCTTGCCAGAACCACGGCCACCATAGGCACCACGGTATCTAGCCTTACCCTCAAAGACAGGGACTAGCTTGTCTGGTATATCAATCGTCGCTGCTGTCATCTGCCCGCACTCCCCTCAGTACAATACTGGTCGGGGCTAATGCGCCATCAGAGCTTGTCACGTCCTGCTCAACACGATCTGAGTAGCCGTGCTTAGTCAGTATAAGCTTTGTGATAGTCGGGTTGAAATCGCCTGTGAGGCCGTTAGAGAACAGTTCCTTAGCCTGCATTGACATAAGTCTCTCTAAAATGTCCGAAAATTCTTGATTCTCGCCCTTCCACTTATAGATTGTGGACCTTGATACATTCAGAAACACAGCCAATCCCTCTATTGTTGGGATGACTTCACCTTGTAGCCTGTAGTCTTTTGCTGCGTATCTACCTGCCTGCTCAATGAGAGCGTCGGTCAGTTTAGATGGGCGTCCTGCTGTCATAGGTATATACCATGTGCTCGTTCGATTAGTCTGGCGATCTTAAATACTTCTTCTAACCACTTTTCGTTGTGGACAGGGTATCCGTGCTTCTTAAGTAGAGCTTCTATCTCGTCCCTAGTCATAGGCACTAACCCATCATCCACAGGGATCATCTTACTTACCCTTGGACCTTGCTGCCTGGCTAGCTTTGACCGCCCGGAGCCGTTTCTCGGCTTCCTTCTTCGTCTCGCTGTAACCCGGTACTCGGTCTATCTTGTAACCCTTCTTGGTCTTTCTGATCGGCATTCTTCTTGCTCCCGAAGATTTGATCCCAGTTAGACTCGAACTTAGCCTTGTCTATTTTCAAAGGCCTTCTGCCTGAACCCTTACCCATCACTTAACCCCGATGACTCTTCGCTCATTGACCGGACCTGCCTAGAATCGCGTGAGACCCTACTGTGATTCACACATAGGCCGGTTGGAATTTTCTGTATCTTACCACCATTCTCAAGAAACTGTCTAACTTGTTGATCTAATTGAGCTTGGAGTTCTTTCTTGTTTTCTTGTGCAGGCGGTTCGTATCTACGCCTAAACTGGAAGTTGGCTTTCATCAAATGGGTTCCAATCTAAATACATGTTGAGCTGAGGGATGCCCTTTTGCTTTCTTAGCTCCCTCCTGGCAATGCTGACCTTCAAGGCCTTCCTGTCGCTGTACTTGAGGCGCTCGCCCCTTTCCATTCCGGCGTATGCTATCACGATCAGAGCTGAATCCTCATCCTCAGTTTTCTTAAGCAGCCAATCCGGGTCATGAGTGCGCTCTCTAGCCTCAGCGAAGAGCACGTCTATTGGTAATCCCAAAGCCTCTACCACGTCTCTACCGTTAGCGAGACAGCTATGGCAGTGCATCAGCACCCGACCATCCTTCTCTGTAATACTCATCGATGGCGAGTTGTCATCGTGAACCGGGCAGCAGGCTGTGTAGTTCTTGCCTGACCTTCTTACCTTATCTAACCTAGCGAGTATTTCTTCTAGCATGTGAGGCCTTTATTATTTTGTGTTTGATGAAACCCAGAACGTCATCGCTGTGAGGCTTGCGAGCGATCTTGTCTATGCCCTTTGGCCAGACTCCGAACTTGTCCCTGTAGGTCCACGCTGCCCAACCTTCGTTGTACCCTTGGTCTAGGCTGTAACCTAGTAGCTCCTGGTAAAACCGAGTCTTGTCTTCCATCGTAACCTTTTCGACTTTCTTTAGGATCTGGTCGTCGTGATAGATAGACTCATTTTTTGGTATCTCATAGCCACAAGAGAGACAGCGGCGGCCCTGAAACAGAGAGCTGCACTGCGGGCAGGTGTTCATCTTAGGCTCTTTCTCTTCTTTCTTTACCTGGTTCTCTTCCCGGAATTTCTTCTCACCATCATCGAGAGTGACCGGAATGATGTCCTCTGGAAAGCCATGCCTGCGAAGATTACCGGCAAAATCTAGATAGACGCTATCCTCTTTCCCCGGTGCTGTGCGCCAGATCCTGCCTGCTCGTTGCGTGAACATGATCTTGCTCTTAGTGCTGTACATGTCGCAAAGCAGTGACACTCCAGGGTCATCGTATCCGACCGAGAGAAGCATGGAGTTGCACAGCAGTTGAAAGTCACCTGCCCGGTGAGCCTCGTAGAGTGCCAATCTTTCGCTCTCTGGTGTGTAGCCAGATATGTGCTCTGCTGATATGCCTTCCCTGTTAAGCGCAGCACAGAGGTTCTTAGACTGCTCTACAGATGGGCTAAAGCAGATGCCCCGGCGTCCTTCACCGTAAAGTTTGATATTCTTAACCACATCACCCTCGAGCACGGTGTCTTGCTCTACAGCACGAGCCAAGGCCTTGGGATCGAAGTCGCTACCGCCTGTACGCAATGCCTTTGTCTTAAGCTTGGACGTGTCTATTGTGTGGCCTGCATAGTACCGGGTCGGGACCAGATATTTTTGCTCGATGAGTTCCCTTGGAGTTATTGGCACGACTAGGTCATTGAATATACGTCCTAACCCTTTACTCAGAGGTGTGGCGCTCAATCCTAAGTAATACGTTGAGTTGTCTCGTCGATCCATCAGCTCCTGCAAGCTCTTATAGATCGTGTGAGCCTCATCGATAATCATGATTGAGTAGTCAGGGATGTACCGGCGACGTACTAGTGTCTGCACAGAGCATACCTGTATCAGACTGTCTGGGTTATACCTGTAATCGTCACCCTGGATGACAGAGAAGTCAGCGCCTAGCTTTTCCAGTGCGTCACATGCCTGAGATACGAGCTTTATTCGGTCGCAAACAAAGAAGCTGCGCTTACCTCGCTTAGCTGCCTCAATCATGATCCAACAGGCAACCAGTGTCTTACCGAATCCACAGCTCGCACTGAGTATAGGGCGCTTGCCTGCTGCGAATGATGCACGGATCTGATCAATGGCATCGATCTGGTGAGGTCGCAGCTCAATCACTGTCGAGCTCCACTTTACCCTTGCAGAAAGGGCAGGGATACTCCTCTGGGTCTTCACCCCACATGATGCTGAACTTGTGCTCGTTCTCACAGCGAACAGGTATTAGATCGTCAAGGTCATACAGCATTAACGTCTCCCTCCTTGATAAACACCCCATTGCTGTTCATGTAACCCTTGCGGTCCTTGATGTCGTCATAGGCCACAGACAGGCAGTCAGCCAAAGTAGTGTTGTTCATTAGAGCCAGGTTATTCAACACCACCAAGCAGTCGCCTATGTCGTCCTCAATGTCTCGACCTTTGGCGATGTTGTCAGCTAGCTCACCTACCTCAGAAACAAGCTTTGCGAACTGCACCAGTGAGTTGCTGTTTTCAATGATCTTGCGCTCGTGGCTCCAATCGGAACACTTTTCTACTAATACTGCTAAATCAATCATAGAGATATGCCTTTATTATTTCTGCTGCCGCTTGCGGGACAATGGCGTTACCCGCTCCCCTGAGAATGCCCACTCGATTGGGTATCCCATCAGCCAAAGGGAAAAGCGCGGGTTCAGTTGGGATGGGGCGGTACTTTCCATCTCGGCAGTAGATGACTGTGGAATCTTGCCAGAAGCGTATATCTCCTGAGATCTCGGATCGACTTGCTCCCTCAGATTCGCAGGAAAAGTCCTCCCCTTCCTTGCCACTGTCGCTTGCTTCAGTAGCGCCTCGTCCGATCTCAGATTCATGTGATCCATCGTATTGGGAGTTGCCCAAGGATTCAGTCCAGACACTTGCTGAGTCAATGGCACCCCAGTGTCCTGCGGTCTCGGCGGTTTCGTTCCTCTGTTTGGATCTGTCGCTGTCGGAGTTGCCCACGGAACTGTGGCTGCTGCGTTCGGAACCGTGTCGCTCGGATTCCCTTTCTTCTCTTGCCTCCCAGGACCGCTCTGACCCTTCCCATCTCTCGCCGCCGGTGTCGGCCAAGATGTCGCTAGTTTGGCTATGTTCGGTAATTCTTTTTTTCCCACCCCCGCAGAACCCCTCTGATCGCTTGCTAGCGGAGTCGGCCACGAACTCATCGAAGTCAAAGATGCTGCCATTGCTACACTCGAAGGCTCTGTCTTGCTGCGATTCTTCTCGTGCTTGCTGTTTTTCATTCTTTCGATGTAAGAGTTGTAGCTCTCGGTCACTTCCTTTGCTTTCGGTGTCGGCCACGCTGATTGAGCTTGAGTGTTCAGACCCCCGCTTCGCTTGCCGTCCATCTCTCGCACTCCATTCATGTCGCTTGTTGTTGGAGTCAGCCACGAAGAAGAGTCTATCCCTTTTGTGCGGGGCGCCGATGCCGCCAGATGGTAGTACGAACGCCCCTGCGGCGTATCCTTCTTTTTCAAAGTCAATTTGTAAATCGTCAAGCCACCCGAATCTAATAGCCGCTGCAACCTGTTCACCAAAGACTGTTGGAGGTTGGCACTCTCGGATGAGATTAAAGAAGACCGGCCAGAGGTGTCGCTCGTCATCTTTTCCCTTTCTTTTCCCTGCTGTTGAGAATGATTGACAGGGAGGACTTCCTGTCCAAACAGGTCTGTCTGGACTCCACCCCGCAAGTTGTAAGGCTCTGCTCCATCCGCCAATTCCTGCGAAGAAGTGACACTGTGTGAATCCTTTGAGATCTGACGGTTCGACATCTGCAATGCTCCTAGAATCGACCTCACCATCTGGAATGAGACCGTCTTTGATTAGTTCTTTAAGCCACTCGGCAGCGAATGAATCCCACTCATTGTAGTAATTCATTTGCAAGCCTCCTTATAAATTCCACGGTAGTCAGGCCAACCAAGGTCACCTTCCTCCGTGTCGGATCCTCCAGTTGCGTACCAGAGAGATACCATCTCGCAATAATCATCAGAGGCTGTAACTACTTGCGGTGTGTTAGACCGCAAGAGTTGTAGAGAGCTGAGCAGGATTGCGGCAGCAACGATAAAGATATATTCAAATCGCATTACCAGACCCCCTGCTTTTCTTCGGCAATCTTCTGCACATAGGTTTTGAGGGCATCGTACATTGCGTTATGTAGAGCCTTTTGAGCTTCAGCGATATCTTGCAGCCTGCCGCCGAATGCAAATTTCATTAGTGCCTCTGCCATTTCAGAGCCGTCTGCCTCATCAAATATGGCAGCATCAAGATGCTCGGCAGCATCTGCGCCTGCAAAGAAGTCAACGATCATACCTTCGATGTCGTCTTCGCTGACGATGTCCCAATCAATGAAGTCTTCGCGTTCAAGTAATGCAAGACCTTCGTTACGAATCCAAGTGAAAATGTCTACACGATGGTTAAGGTTATTTATCGTTATCATTACTATCTCCAATTTTTATATTTTAGGCTGAATGAAAAAGCTTGAATGCTTCTGTTGTAGGTAAAATATTAAGGCAGATTGCATCTTTGTTTACAATTTCTAGCTTAACAATTTTTTCAAATAATTCAGCTTTCTTTTCTTTGTAAAAGGCAGGAATCTTATAAACACTGTAGCAACCTTTTTCGTTGTTATTGTTAATTATTATGAGACCTTTTCTGAGAACGCGCTTAAATTCTTTCTCAGAAAGCCATTGGTCTATGAGATCGCCAAACATAACTTCAAGAGAAAATTCAATGGTTTCGCTCTTGTCCCACGGAACTGGCATTCTTGGCTGAGCTGAAACCCAAGCGTCAACGCGCTGTTCGATTTCTTTAGAGTTCCAATCAATGTGATCTGCACCGCCCCAACCGTCATTACGAACAGTTCCAGACTTGATGCCGTCAACGTAAATTGACGCTTGATAGCAGTAGGTTTCTTGTGAAGCAAATTCTGAATGCTTGATGTTTTTTAATGTGATTTTCATATTTATATCTCCTTTGTTGGGAAGCACATCGCCTCTCTATGGTTCCCATTCTAATGATTCTGGAGATCATGTCAACAAATTTGTTTACACATTATTGAAACTTTGTATCAATTTCACGCTCTCTGAGAATAGCCTTCTCGAAGTGATGGCACTCTGGGCAGTACCATCCAACCCGGTAGGGCACATAGGTATCATCTGTAGAGCGGTGGTTGAATCCGATTACTTCACCGGCAGTCTTGCCGCATGGGCAGGGTTTCTCTGATAGGTCTTCCATTCTGTTCTCCAAATAACGGGCAGCAGTGCCCATTTTCCCCCGCAAACACACCCACGGCATTAGGTGTCCTTACGCTCCCAGAAGGGAAAGCCCGAAGGCTTGGTACTCATTACAACGATCCACAAGGGTGAACCGCTCCCCCGCCAGACTTAACTGGAGGTTATTTCAATGCCTAACTCACGACCTGGCTGTGTGTGTTTGCGGGTTCCTGTTGACATGGGCGGGTCAGCGCAGGAGTTTTAGGTCGCTTGTCTCTCACATTTCTGCGGCTAATTTCAGGGTCAGCTACCCATGAGCCTAGAGTACGTCTGGCTTTGCCTCACGGTCGGCACAAGACTTTGGGGATTAGATGTTGCAGAACACAATATCTAGTGTAGAATATTCCTTGTCGGGTTCCTACTTTCCCCCCAAAGTCGGGATTCAGGGTTGGTAACCCACCGACATTTTTGATATTATCTCCTTTGTAAGTTATTGACAAGCCCTCACGTTGTGAAACGCCAGGGCTTTTTTTTTTAGTGCAATGTTTCTTCGTCAGTATTGTCGGTGCAATAGTCCTCGAACGCTGACTCTATCTCTGGGTTCTCCTCCATGAAGGATTGGAACATGTTGATCATTAGGGACATGGTCACTATGCCTCGTTGGTCGCTACCGTCCATATCTAGGATCGCCGCCTTTATCCAATCGTTTAACTCATCAGAGTCCATTAGCTCTACTGACAGATCAATCATCGAAACTTCCTCTCGTATAGGCGCTTTTTGCGGCCAAAAATAGACTTAACGCGCTTAAGGTAGGGTATGGTGTACCTGACTATACTTGCGTCATTTTCTAGCCGATTTACCCTGTTTTCACCGATATGTGTAATTAGTCGCTTCCGGTACTCAACCACGTTACCAGATAAGTACCTGTTGCATTTCTTGCACTGCCCAAAGCAATTAAGAGTATTAAATCTTAGGTGCCCTGCGCTGCCCCGGCTTCGGTAGTGCCCGGCATCAAATGTGCCACCACGAACCATGTCGCCAGGTAAGCATCCACAGCTTATACACGGCTTATTCAGGTCCCTAATGCGTATGTATCCGTTGAATGCGGCCTGAGCCTCTTTTATGTAGTCTCCGGCAGTCTTGAGTTTCTCTTTCTGCTCTTTCTGGTGAGCCGCTATCTGCTTCCTGGCTATCTTCTTAGCCGGGGCAGTCTTCGTAAATTCTATTAGGTGCTCAAAACAACAAAAGGCCTTGATGCCACCGATTACTGCATCGGACACCAAGACCTTCTTTTTGCATAGAGCGCAGCGCCTAGTTTTTCCCTGCACGATCCTTCACCATGTCGTAGATCTCTTCGGTTAAGGCTCGCAGTTCTATTATGTCTACCCAGAGCTTTTCTAGCAGCTCGAGCTTCTTTATAGCATCCTCAACATGCTCCTCATCGATCTCAATGTTGATCTTCATTGATCAGCTCCTTTGCTATCTTATCCACGACAGCATCAAGATCGTATTTCTGCTTGATGTGCATATTGCGGTTTGCTATGTGCAGCTCTTCGATCTCCTCTTTGCTCTGGCCTTCGTAGGGAACCGCTAGATGGTTCTCTACTAGCTCGTTGTTTAGAACCCTGCCCGATGCGGTGGTAATCTGCCCCAGGTATCTGCCGTATTTGTCCTTATAAGTCGTCTTGACTCTGAGATCTGGTCCGTACTGCTCAACCCACTCAAGTACATATTCCTTGGCGAGATTGCCGAAGTATTTCTCGTCCAGATCAGTAGTTCGGCACTCGGGCGTATCAATTCCATCAAGACGTATGCGCTCGCCGTGAATCCAATGACTAAAACCAAGGTCAATATCAATATCAACGGTGTCTCCATCGATGACCCTCCTAACCTTACAGTTGTATTCGAACATTCCAGTAATCCCCTGTTTGTAAGCAGTAAATGGTGCGTCTTGCTCTGGCTTTTGTTTCCTCATCCATGAGATGAATCCTAGACTCAATAAGCTTGGCGCTAAATATCTTCTTATTTACCGGGTACATTTTCTCCAGGGCTTTTACGTCGTTAGGCTTTTTGTAAAAGTTAATGTCTCTCATCGGATTGATGCCTCTGCTCGCTCTCTAGCGTTTTTAGACCGCCATGCTTCAAAGTCCATTTGCATGACAGTGAATTGATGCCGATAACGCACAGACCTTTCTACCGCTACCTTAAGCCCATCCAATAGCTTTTGGTAATCTGGGTGACTGTAAGCGTACCGCTCCTGCTTTGCTACTGGCATCTTAGCATCTTCTCTCTCTGCCTCAATCATTAGCAGGCTCTTAAGACTTTTGCGGTACTCCATCAGATAAGACTTCTCTGCCTCTGCCTGAGCATGCCTTTTTGACACCTCAGCTATTTTTAGAAAGAATCCTTCTCGATCTTCTTCGATCATAAGCTATCTCCACATGTAATTTTACTAGCGGCCTCCATTCTTCTGGCACTTTCTCTAGCGCGGCTTTCCGCTCCTCCTTCGTAGGAAGGTCGATGATCTGAGAAGCGTATTGTCTCGGCCAAATCATGAACAACCTCCGCTATATTATCTTTCTTCTTGACCTTGCTAAGCTCGCAAACCTGGAACCCAGAAGGTGAATGGATAACAGCGAAGGAATAGCCGTGGTCAATCGCGCACCACGCCGCATCCCTCACTGCATGCTCTGCGTCCTTAAAAGACTTCACTGCTTGCAAGCCTTTACGAACGTGTTGAAGTTGACGCCCAAGGCCTCACTGACCTCTACTACAGTCATCAGCCTAACGTCTTGCTTATTTCGCAGGTAGTCAACGCGCTGACGTTGAACTCCTAGACGAGCCGCCAGTTCAGATGACGACACGCCCTTTTTTTCTTGTAGCTCTCTTAGAGCTGCACCAAAGTTAACTGACATAGAAATCTACCAAGGCACGTCTTCAGAGAACGGATCATCCTCTGAGGCAGGTTGAGCAGGCTGAGTAGCTTGCTGAGGCGCTGCATTCTGAGCAGGTTGCTTGCGCTTTACCTTGTGACGAAAGAAGCCTTTCTTGCCATCCCTTGGTGGATACCACTTCGAGTCTAAGAAAAAGTCTGTGCCCTCA